ACCGACAGCAGCAACAAAGCCAAGCATCGCTGCCCAGCCGTTAAAACGTTCTGCTTCATGTGTAAAGATTGGGTTGGTGTTGTGGTGTGACATTTCGATTAATTGAATAGGTGGTTCGTAGGGATACTCGTTTTCGAGTAGTGTGTCTAGATCTCTTGTTTTCATAATTAAAACTGAAGATCTGAATTGTCTAATTTTCTGAGGACATCATCTCTGTATGCCTCATCTGTATCATAGCGTGGATCTCCCATCGCTGATACAAGTTCTGCTTGAGATCTAAATGTTTCTCCAGCAGACGATGCAGCTCTGCCTTGTAGCATTCTGCCTTCGTAGCCATTAGCTTCATTATACTCATTTTGTAATCCTTTGAATGCTATGCTAATAGCCATTGGATTACCTGAGTCTACAACAGAATCAAAAGCATTGATAGCGTCGTCAGTTAAATTACTGGCAGCCCAATCAACAACTGCGTTGTAGTTTGCTTCTCCTCCACAAGCGTTCTGAACACTATTAACTTGTGCCTCAGATAATTCTACACCTTGTGTAGGTGCTTGAGGATTGTTTGCTTGAATTTCTAAGTAAGCGTTTACTAAGTCTTGACTACTCATCTGACTAAATGACTCTATAGTTTCTTCACTAAGTTGTCCGTCGTTTGCGTAGTATTCTTCTGATGCTTCAGTAATTAGATTGACCGCAGGAGCATATTCAGATACCTCCTCATCGCTTCCTTCCTCTTCTTCATATCCTTCGTCGCTGCTTTCGTAGTCGACTTCTTCTTCTTCTTCGGTTTGTCCAAGTTTCTTTTGTAATGATAAGTATGCGTTTTCTAATTCTTCTGCGCTTTTATATTTACCAGCTAGTAGTTGTTCTTGTTCTGCTACTAACTTTTCTCCTACTTCAAGAGAGTTCTGCTCCTCTGCGGATAGAACTTCTGTGTCAGGAGTATTATCATAAGATAAAGTTTCTGCCATTATTCAGGTTCTTGTGGTGGTTGTTCTTGTCCCCCGGGCATCATACCTTGGAGGTTTTCTGTGTCAGCTAATTTAGAATTAGCAAATTGACCAGCTTGTTGTAAGAGAACTGCTTGTTGTTGCTCTTGCATCATCTGTTCCTTATCACCTTGTAGTTGTTCTGGAGTCTTGACTAGATTTAATACATCAATACCTTGTGCAGCAGCCAATCTCTTGATTGCTTCTAATGGATTGATAAATTTCATCAATGCTTCTGGTCCTACTGTTTGTGCAATAGTTCCCATAAACATAGTCAAAGCTTCTCTGTCTTGTCCTCTACCTAACGCATTTACACCAGCTACAATAGTTGGTCTAATAATATCTTTAGGTAATTTAGGTAACTCATTAGTTCTTTGTAGTACTAATAAAGTTCTATCTAAATAAGGTATAAGAAAAGATGTAGTTAACAGTGAGAAGATACCGCCGAGCTGTTGCTCTAGCTCAAGCTGTGTAAGCCTGACTTCTTCTGCTGTTACTCTTTCTGCATTCCTAACATTCATAACTAGGAAAGCTTCAAGCAATCTTCTTTCTATTGTTTGAGACATCTGTGCAGCCGTTGAGAAGTCAGCAGTTTTACCTACCTGTACAACTTGTACATCTTCTGCCCTGCCTTGCACAATGGCTCCATTTCCAGCCTTTGCAATAGTTGCTGGCTTCGTAGTTGAAGATGGACTGACCAGAAAGATTACCTTACTGGCAGCAGCAGCTCCTTCGACAAGAGCTTGTGATAAACCTTCTAGAGATTTCAAGTCCCCAAGGAACTCTTCTACTCTACCACGTCCGTATTGTTCTCCGTCAACAGAATTAAAAGTCAGGACAAGCCAAGGACTTGCATTCTTAGGAGCTGTACTACGTGAGCCCGGTACTATCATATCTTCTACTTCTTGATACCATACCCATCTGCCGTTATCTAGTTTCACGCACGTGTAAACTTCGACATCATCAGTATGATTACCATTTGTTTTATCAACGACTGTGTTGGGTTCTTTCTTTGGAAGATCGAAACCGAGTACATCGCGATTTATCAATTCCTTTGTAACTATTTCTAGGACGTTACCATTTCCATCTCTGTTAACGACATACCTATTTAGAGGATAGTTTTTGATTCCATCTTTACCCATAAATAGTAACGCATTACCACCAACAATTAAATGTTTTAGTGCTTGATGTATTACTACTCTATCATTTGATGCAGCGATATAGTCCATGACCATTCGTTCCATCTTAGATAAAGATAGTTCCATTTCTGACATTGCCTCTGGAGGTAAATCCTCACCTATCTTATCTTCTCGTACTCCAAACTTAAAGAAGGTACCTTGTGGAGGTAGGATTGCAAGCATTAGTTTTGCTGCTAAACCTACCACACACTTGGAACCAACTGACTGCCACGGAATACGTAAAGTTTCGTGTGTAGGTTTTGAGGTTGTATCGTCTTGAATTAAATAAGGTAACGTGAGTTCTGAACAATCAACGGCTTTGTCTAGGAATTGTCGTCGATCTGTTACCAGTTGATTGTATCTCTCACGGGCTAACATTAGTTAATGCCTCCGGTACCGGCTCCACCGGTGCCACCTGTATTTACTTTAGGATTTAATTTAATCCTTAAATCACCTGTACCTTTTGAGTACTGGTTTTTGTTCTTGTTACCACGATCATCTTTAGCTCGCTTTACCTGTGGGTTCACATCCTTAATCATAGGATCAGGAGGTGGTGCTGTAGGTGTTGGAGGTAATGGTGGTGGCGGAGCTGGTGGTAAAGGTGGTGGGGTTGGCGGTGCGCCTCCTCCGATACACATAATTAAATTTCCTCGTCTGTTTGTTTTTGTTTTATATAATCTATCACACTAGCTTGACCAGCACGATACATTATTGTATTTATATCTTCTTTGGGGTGAATAGGTTTCCACCCAAAGTTCTGTTCTAACTCATCAACTAAATCGTCGAGCTTCTCATTATGAAGCTTAAGAGTATTGAGGGAGATTGACATTTGAGTGTTCAAAGAATGCAGGCATTCTAGCTGCCTTAGTTTGTGAAAACTCTGGTGCTTTGCCTTCGTACATAAGTCTGTCGCTGGCATCTAACCAAAATTTTTTGTCCAAATATCTATCGGCATTCTGTTTTAAGGGTTGCATTACCCAGTTGATAGTTGCCTTTCTTAACTTGTCTAGTGATTGACTAGGCTTGAGACCTAGCTCTGTACATACCAATGAGTTAGCTGCCACATGGACTTGCTCGTCTCTTGATATATCTGCACTGACAGTTCTTAGACCGGCGTCACCACAAAATCTAAAGAACGGTAGTAATACAAAAAAGATTGCTCTCTCTGCTACTAATGCTTTTAGTATTGTGTGGTCAGGATGTTCTTCCCACGCTGCACGTAAGCGTAATGCTTCGGCTTCGGCTTTTTCATCTACGCCTAGTGCGTTGGTGATGTAGCCAAGTGCAAGATCATGCTTGATCTCGTCCTTAACGTTTGACTCTAGAAGTGCTCTGGCAGAGTCGGGAACTTCCTTATCAAGTGCTTCTGTAATGAACTCGCCAACTGGTAACTCCATATGGCGTATTGCAAGAGCACGGTAGATGGTTTCTTCTGCACCTTCTTTTAGTTTTCCTTTAGATGTTTGTACTGGTGTCCAAGTTCGTTTCCGGGACAGTAGTTTTATATAGGGATTCATTGTTGACAGTCACAAGCTATTTCGTCTGGTTTATTACTCATAAGATCTGCCAAGTAATCTTCAACCTCAGTATCTTCTAGTGCTGCGTAAGCATCTGTCTTATCCTGAGTATCTCCCATCACTTGCAAAGCATAATATAAAGAAGTTTGTGGACTGAGTAACCACTCTTCTATAAATGCCTCATCGTAAGTCACCATGTCACTCCAACTGTTGAAGCTATAGCCATGAAGCAATCCTGTTCGTTCTAGCATAATCATTATCTGATCTGCTACTAACTTATAACTCTCCCATCCTACCTCGGATGCGATCTCTACGTTTCCATAGTTGACTTGCTCAACACCAAACTCTCCTGAATCTCTGTCAACAATGCGACTGATTGGAGGAGCTATCTCTGGTGTAGAAGTAAAACCGTCAACGTCTCTACTTCTGTAAGAACAACTAGCGGTTGGAGCAATAGCAAATGCCCGTTCCATGTGGTTCTCACGTGCTAGGTTAGCTGCTTCTTGTATGCCGAGAAAGAGCTCGCGTGCAGCTAATCCCGCGTAACCTTCGTAAGGCTCAGCATTATTAGTTGCTGTTAAAGCCTTACCAAACTCGGCATATGTAATCCTGTTGTGGGCTAGGAAGTTGGCTAACCCAAGAACTCCTAATCCTACTTGTCTATCATGTTTTGGTTTGAGATACTCTCCAGTCTCTCCAACACCTGTTTTACCATGGAGGTCGCACAGCTCGGACATGCCTTTACGGAAAGCCGGGCGTAAGTCGCCGATGCGACAGGCACCGAGATTGATATGTTGGAGAAGGCATGTGCCTCGTGAGGGCAAGTAAACCTCAAGACAGACGTTGCCTCTGATCCTGTTGCCATACTTATCATGCTTTATTTTGTTGAGCCAAATGTCTCCTCTTGCAATGCCTCTAAGTATTGCTTTCTTTGTTGCAGTTTCTGTATCACGCCAGAGTCCTGTGGTGAGGTTAACACATCTTTTAACCCATGGGAGCTCGGCTCTTTCTGCTTGCACGAACTCAAGAATATCGGGGTGGTTAATATCAAGATGGAGGACAACAGCACCGTTCCGGTACGTACCTCCGCGCCTAAGAATTTCATTTAATGTTGAGTAGATTTTTCCGAAGGAGACTGGTCCGCTCGCAACGAGTGAATCAGGTCCTTTATTAGTTGTTGTTCCTTTGGGTCTAAGTTCCGACATGTGGACTGCGACTCCTGCTCCATATCTAAGAGCATGCGACACAAATCTCCAGCTTGCTTCGATTCCATCGGTGCCTTCCATTGAATCCTGCACATTAAATATTGTGCAGCTTACGGGTAGACGATTAGTTGGATTATCAATCCATTGCTGAACTCGACCAGTTCTAGCAATCTGATTTGGTTCTATTTTCGATTTCATTGAGTAAATAATGGGCAGCTTTTTTTAAGTCTTTTAAATCGTTGTCTTTATATCCTGCTCTGCATACATATTTGATTACGTTTCCAAGGTGATAGTTCAAGGATTGATCTCTTATAAAATCCCATACTTCTATGTTCCCTCTCTGGTAGTAATCAGGACCTTCGCTTTTTTGCTTCATTTAACAACGGGTAGATTAGATTGTTTAATTTAAAAACCTGTTCTTGCAACTTTAAATACAGCTCCATCATTGTTTCTTTATCTATATCATATAGAGCTAACTGTATCTCCCTCATTTGTAGGTCTTGATGGAGAGTCAACTTGGTAGTCTGGAATGGGTTGCCAGAGGATTGGTTCTTTTCTTTCATGGTCGTAGTCGTCAGTAGTTAAGATTCGTGCAAGTCTTGCGTTGATTAACGCGTCTTGTTCAGTCATCTCTTTGTCAACAAAAGTTTCAACGACTGCTTTCCATGTGTATCCTTTTTCTTCAAAGATTTTCTCTGCTTTTTTTATACCAATACCGGGAACGCCTGCGTAACCATCAGTGTTATCGCCTGCCATTGACTGAATTAGATGCCATCTTGCTCCTTCTTCTGGAGTGATGTCTACAGTTTCTTTGAAGTCATATAGTTTACCGGGAATCTGTCTCATATCTTTGTCAGGAGAGACAATTATGTTTCCGGGATATTTTGTAGCATAGATTCCTATAGAATCATCGGCTTCGAGTGTATCTTTGAGGATAACTCTGTATTGTTTTTTAAGTTCCTGTATGACACGTTTAAATCCACAGGGCTTTTTTCGCTGTCGATGACCCTTGTATTCGGGTAGAATTTTTTTCCTAAAATTATTAGGACTTGTAAAAAACAATATTAATTCATCATCAAACGAACCTAGTTCATTTTGGATTCTATCTAAATCTCTTTTGACACATTTCATAGCGTCAGAAAAGTTAGAAGTAACAACTATTACGTCATCACCAAAATCCATTTCGGTTTCTGCTGCTGCACAGCATTTGTAGACTATATAGTCGCAATCAATTAATAATTTCATATTTTAATGTACGTCAGCCCATGTTTTGCCTTGCTTTGCTTCGGCAGCGATAGGACAACGTAAATCGTAGTATTCGCCAGCTAGTTCTGCTGCTTTTTCTAGAAGATTCATTAAATTTGTAGCATCTTCTTGTGGTGTTTCGTATTGCAATTCATCATGCACGAATGCTAGTTGATGTGTGTGAGGATTATGTATAGCATCGTTAGCTATAACCATCCATCGCTTTGCAACTATACCAGCACTACATTGTAATAAATAATTTAGTGCTTTGTGCGGTGAATCGACCAACACCCTTCGTCCGTCCAGTGCCAAGAGGTAACCGTTAGCAGCCTTATTTGAAACCGCTCCCAGTAAGTCACTGAGTCCTTCGATAGCAGATACGAAAGCCTCTCGGATCTCGGATCCTTTTTTTCTAGCTTCCTTGGGTTGTAAAGAGTTATCATAACTCATACCTATTTTTTCGTTTCCTGCACCGTACAAGAAGGCGTATGTTACGGTCTTAACTTGTCGGCGAGTGATTCCTATTTTGTCTGCGTTAACTTGATGTATGTCATCGTTAAGTAATATGTCAGCATATCGACCTCCGTCATATCGTCCTAAATAATGTGCAAGCATTCGTAGTTCTATACCACTTAAATCTGCGCCTACCATTATATGCCTTGGACTGGCAGTAAATAGTTCTCTAAATTCTTTATCCGAAGGAACTTGGGCAAGATTCGGTTTACGATGAGCACATCTAAATGTGTTCGTAGAAACTGAACAGTTGTGGTGTATCTTACCTTTAGTCGTAACAAGCTTGTTCCATGCGTTCACGCCTTCGGATATCAT